CCCCGATTAGGATTTAGAACGCTTGTGAGACAGGATCAACGATAGTAAGAGTGATAACAATCTGACCATCGAGTGCCGAATAAGCACCCGTAGTGGTTCCGGCTGCGACAGTGAGGATCACTGGAATATCAGCAGTCGTCGGGATATCAATCACGACAGGAATGCCAGTGGTCCAACCACCACCACTGTTGAATCGGGCAGCAGTATCAACAGTTGCTGGAGGAACAGCGGACGCAATATGCTTTGCTGCGGTTCCAGAGATACCAACGGATACCGCGCCATTGGCAGCAACAGCAGTAGAAGTGCCAGCGGTAACAAATGTGCGAGAAGTTGAGATACTTGCACCACTAATGCCACCACCCTTTGGAATCAGACCAATGGTCTTCGTTCCGCCAGCGGCGGCGATCGCGGCAAGATCAGCCGAAGTGAGCACGATGACATCGGTAAAACCGCGTCCACTCTCATTATTAATCAATTTCATATATTATTGTTCTTAGTTAGGATTAGTAAGCAATCTTGCCGTGCGCTTGCGGGTGCTTGACACAGAGAGTGCCAGCAACGTCAACGTAGCCACGCTCGCCACCCCCTTGGTTCTCAAGACGAGTGCCGCCCATTGGGATCAGGGTGTTGAAGCCAAGATACTTAGGGTTGAGGACGTAACCAACATTGGTCGATGCGGTTGGCATACAGCTTGGGTTGCCGTTGACGATCTTCACGATACCGAAGTCGGAATCATAGAGGTTGACAGACAGCGTGATAGCCTTCGAGGTGGCCTCTTGGTTCACATGATAGGTAACACCAGTGCTAACAGCGGAGTTACGAGTGAAGCCACTGATAACTTGGCGAAGAGCCGTGTTGGCAACGAGCGTCAGGCTATTCATTTCGCCATTCTTGCTGAAGATCGAACCCAACATGGTGTTTAAGGTCGATTCAGTAACAGTGGCAGCAAGGATCGAACCGGAAGGGGTGCGATAATCAGCAGGAACAGCATTGGTAGCTTGGGCAGTAGCTTGAATCCACTTGCCAAGGCCACGCATACCGTAAGGAGTGCCAGCACCGTTTTCGACAGTCATTTCGTTGTCGGAAGCAATGGTAGCCTCGATGTCACGCTTGATTTCACGCATCGACTTTGCTTCAGCTTGAGCAACGTTGGCAGGACCAACGCTGGTAACAGCTTGTTGCAGGTTCGACACGAGGTAATCCCGGCGCATCAGTTGGATGTAGTTACCCAGACGAGCACGGTCAGCAAACTTGTCGCTGAACGAGGTAACGTCGGAACCTTCGGAAATACCAGTCGTAACTGGGGATGCGAGGGAATCAACGGTCCACTCGGTGAACGTCGAAGCTGCCTTGCCTTTGGAGCAAAGCGACAGGATTGGGGTTTCTTCTGGAGCAAGGATAGCAAGTTCGTTGCTGAGGTCCTCGCGGTTGGCGATTGCGGAACCCTTGCCAGTCTTGGCTTGGGGCGCATTTGGTTGATAAGTAGCACTAATTGGCATGATATTTGATATTTAGAAGTTATTTGAATTTAGCGATTCTGGCAGCAATCCATTCTTCCGGGCTACCACTTCTTTCAAAGCGGTTATACGCATCTCCTACTTTCGCCTTTGCGGGGGAAGAAGACTTTGCTGCACCAGCACCGTATGGGGTCGAAGATGGATTTACCTTCAACTTACTTCCCATCGCTGGTTGCGTCTTGATCTTCTTGTTTCCGTAAATGGAACGAGCGGCGTGAGCCAAGATATATTCAATTTGGAATCCGATTTCTGGGACTTGCGCTTTAATGCGGTCGATCAACGGGTCCGACACCAGTGCCTTGTAGCTTTTCCCAATCTCGGACTCTTCGTCTTGGATCTCGGGAACTTCACTCTTAGCTGCCTCTGAATACTGCTTGGACATCTCCTCATACTGGGCAATCTTAATAAGATGCTGTTGCTGGGCGGGAATGTATTTAGTCAGTGCTTCTCGGGCATTCCGGTTTGCTTTTCGAATTTGCTTTTTGCTGAACTCTTTGTCGCCAACTACGATGATATCGTCAGGACCATAATCTTCATGTTCCTCTAGGATTTCATCAGTAGTCTCAAGCGTCCGTTCAAGCTCGTCATACTTTCCTTTGAGTGCTTCAAACGAAGCAATTTCCCGGAAAGGATTCTCGTCTTGAGGAACAACTTTGGCTTGCGACTGAGGCTGCGATTGAATCTTTTCCTCAAGGGCTTTTTTCTGCGCCGTCAATTCCCCAATTCGTTGGAGGAGGCGAGATTTACCCTTCTTGGCTAAAGATTGAATCTGCTCAGTCGTAAGAGACAGCAGGTCAATTTCGGACTCTTCTTCGGATTCCTCCTGGGATTCCTCTTCGGTTTCTTCTTCCGATTCTGGCGACTCCTCGTCTTCTAGACTGGCAGGCTCTTCGTCAACTTCGGTAGATTCCTCAGACTCTTCTTCAGGTTCTTCCTCTGGAGAGGTTTGGCGGGCCACACGTTGAGCTACAAGCTCCTCGAATGACAAATTAGACACCGATTCAATAGCTTCGGCGGTAGCTTCTGGATTACTCATAATGTTTGTTTAGAACGCCATTTACGCTCGGCGGTGCGTGTTCGCGAAGAATCAAGCATTAAATCATTAGTATGTCAAGCAATTTAGTAAGGTATGAAAATAACGTCAAAATATCAAAGTTTTCACTTGAAACATCTTGCTTGGAGTGCATCTTGTCCCCGCACACCAACACACAGCAATGAAAGCAAAAACAAAAAAGAAAGTCCTGAGCCGTCAGGAAAAAATTGATTTGGCCATTGAAGCCATGGATCGCGCTATGAGCCAATTTGAACAAACTGGTTTCGCTCTTACCACGGGAGATGTTGGTCCAATCAGTGTGGCTTACGGCGACGAGGATGACACATTATACATCTCGGCTAGAAATATGGAAGATGGATGGGCCTTGTCATTTGGAGACATCTCCAAGCAGCTCATTGAAAGAGTAACAACCAATGGTGATGATTATGATGATATTGCCGATCACTCGACGTCACTGGTGTCAAGTTTACGCAAAGTAGCCAACCAGATAGAATGCGGAGTTAGAAAGTTTCTTTGTGACAATGGCCTGTCATAATGTGTTAAATTGACACAAAAAAGAGGCCGTAGGGAAAACGAAAACCCTACGACCTCTAGTATGACACAAACCACAAAACACGCACTCGCGCACGGCAACTAAAACACGGAGTTGAAAACAATGTCAACTATTTTCAGCTTCCAGCAACGACAGCAACTCGTCCAGTGTAGAAACGCTTCCGACGATCTTCATAACCTCGTTAGTCTCAACGCATTGGCGAAGGTCGGCAAAGAACCGCTCACGCTCGTCTCGGACAAATTGCACGATAGCCTTAAACTCGTCGCGATCAGAGAGAGATCCAATGGCTTGTTGGATGGTTGGTTTAGGTAGTGGGGTCATTTACGTTTAACTTTTTTCTTAGGCATACGGCCCATCTTGATTTCGATCTCGACGTATCCTTTGCCTTTTTTGCCTTTGCCGTATTCTTTTTCTTCCTTGTGGCCGCAGCCATTTGTTTTGCTTTTCATAGTGTTATTTCATTGATTTACTTCCGCTGCACTTCCATTTGCGTCTCGACAGGTTATTTGGCGAGTTTGGATCAGACTTCCAGTCGCCCTTGATCTTGGCACTGCGAGCGCAATATGAATCACCACGGGCTGAGCCGGGAGAAATCGTTGCACCCTTTTGCCCATACTTGACGGTCTTCTTGCGACCAGTGGAGGGATTGGTAACGACTTTTTTGAATCGCTTCTCCATTATTGTTGCATTCCTTGGGTTGTCACGCCGCCCATTTGAGCGGGGTTAGTTCCGATACGACCAATCTCAGCGTTCTGCATCTGTTGCATCTGGAATTGATATTGCTCCATATATTTCTGGAGACGACCACCAAAGGCTTCATCAGACTGAGCGCGTTGCATAATGTCCGGTTGCTGGACATACGCCTGAACCATCTGCATAGCGATCTGTGCGCCGTTGGGTTGCGCTGGAACCTCAATGCCAGCAAAGATCTTGGCGAGGTCGTCAGTGACGTTCTTAGCGACCTTCTGTTGAGCTTCCTCGACGGGTTGCAGAACGTAGTCCGCAAAGATCGGATTGATGCTCGACGCGGTAAACTCAAGGAGTTTGTTGATATCGAGAACCCCGTTGCGATCAAGCTGGACAAGCGAAACCATGTTTTTGAGTTGGGTCTCAGCAGTCTCTGGGTCAGTGGTCAACGAGTCAAAGGAAACCGTGATGCTAAAGTTCTCGTCAGGATTGCCCTTGGTCATTGTTTGAGGATTCGGGTTGCCAGTAACTTGGAAGAACACTTCGTCCGGTCCCATGCGCTGATACAGCTTCCATGCCATGTTAAGCACGTCGCGGACATGATCGAGGAACTTGCCAACGTAGAATTGTTGACGAGCAACCGTAAGCGGGTTTGTAAGATCCAATCCGACAGCACGGTCTGCCTGCGCTCGCATAGACACCTCGGACTCAATGGAACCTTGATCCATTTGAGGAACTGGCCCCCACGCAATCTCGCCAAGACGACGATAAGGAACGCGACGGCCCGGACCCCAATCGGAGGGAGGGCGACCAGCAGGGTGCATCAGCGGTGGCAAGGTAGCCAACGAAGCGCGATCAATCCGGCTGTCACGCTCAGTTTTGATCTGCATTTGCGGACCACGGAGAATATCCGAGAATGTTTGCACTTCATACATCCGCTTCTGGTCATTGGCTAGTCGAGTCACAACAAACGGGTAGTCATCGTATCCATTGAGAAGCTCATGCTTTGCGTAGCCATCCGTAGTTGGGTGGAACACGGTGCAGTAGATACCTTCGCTGCCGTCCTCTTCGTCAATCAATCGCTGGTAGCCGTAAACCACCATCACCAAGTCGTTGTCATCGGTAATTGGCAAGCGCGTTTGAGTCTTCACCTTCTCACCGTCGAGATACATGGAATCTTTCCCACGAAGATTGGAAATGGCGTTATCAACCCATTTGCGGTCCCAACCCTCGTTCGTTACTTTTTTCTCAAGTTCTTGGGCCGTCAAGAACGTGCGCCAGAAGACGTAAGGAGCGCGTTGTGGGTCTGATACATAGGGTGGGAACAGCACCTCTCCATCCGGGGCACAGGAATAGACAACTGGGCAAT